GCTTTTTATACAGGCGGGGGAATTTCAGAGAAAAGGGGTAAAAAATGGACGCGATACTATGGAGGGAGCGGATCACGGCCTCCTGCAGATCTGCCGGCACCTACCAGCCGTTTTTTGATGACCTGATAGAGATCCTGGCGGACATTATGGAGCGCCGGGACATCGCCCTCGGCCAATGGAAAAAGACAAAGAAGACACTCGCAAACTACACCAACAAAGGCGGCAACAAAAACACCGTGGTGCATCCGCAGCTGAAGGTGGTACAGGAATGCGAAAGCTCCGCTCTGGCATACTGGCGGGAGCTCGGCCTGACGCCATCCGCATTCAAAAAGCTGACGGATACCGAGGTGAAGCAGATCCGGCAGCTGGATCCTCTTTCAGCTGCACTGAAAGACTTTGAATTCCCGGACACGTGACTATAAGGCGATAGCCATACAGTATGCCAAAGATCTGGTATCCGGGAAGCTGTTAGCCGGGAAAGAAGTCATCATGGCCGGTCAGCGGTTCCTGGACGATCTGCAGCGGGAAGATCTGGAACTGCACGACAAAGAGGCCGTGTTTGTGCTCGGTATGATAGAGCGGACGATGGTCCACAAGCAAGGGGAAGCCCTGGACGGCACGCCTCTGCTGGGGAAACCGCTGATTATGCAGCCGTGGCAGGTATTCGTCATTTACAACCTTGTAGCCTGGTACTACAAGGGAACTAAGGAACGCCGATATAAAGAGGCGTTTATTTTTATCCCCAGAAAGAACGGCAAGACCACCATGGTGGCAGCTCTGAGCTGGGGCCTTTCCCTGCTGGAAAGGAAATCAGGGTCCACCGTCTACATCGTGGCCGGGTCGCAGAAGCAGGCAAATCAGTCTTTCCATTTCATCATCAATTCACTGTCCTCAAACGGAGTGGCCGACATGATGCGCATCCGTGACAATTCCTTCGGCCACTCCATAGAGCACACGTTCCGGGACGAGACGGGAGCGGCCGTCGGCTCCATCCACATTGAAGCACTGGCGGCAAGCCCGAAACTACAGGACTCCCTAAACTGCAATATTGCCATTGCAGATGAGCTGCATGTCTTCAAAGAGCCGGGACAGTACAACCGATTCAAAGAAGCCATGAAGGCATACACCAACAAGCTGATGATCGGAATCACGACGGCCGGCGACAATCCCAATAGTTTCTGCTACCAGCGCCTCGAGTATTGCACCAAGGTGGTGAGCGGGCAGGTGAAGGATGATTCCTATTTTGTGTTCATCTCCCGGGCAGACCAGGACGAAAACGGAGACGTGGACTTCACCTCCGCCGAGCAGCAGCAGAAGGCAAACCCGTGTTACAACGTGACCATCCGGCCATCGGACATTATGAACGATGCGCTGCAGGCCCAGAACGATCCACAGCAGCGGAAGGACTTCCTATCCAGAAGCCTGAACATCTACACCTCGGCCATGCGGGCCTATTTCAATGTGGATGAATTCAAGAGATCTGACGCAAAGTACAACTGGACGCTGGAAGAGCTGGCCAAGCTGCCGGTCAAGTGGTTTGGAGGAGCGGACCTTTCTAAGATGCACGACCTCACGGCCACGGCGCTATATGGGAATTACAAGGGCGTCGATATCATCATCACGCATGCTTTCTTCCCGATCACGGCAGCATACAAAAAGGCCGATGAGGATAATATCCCGCTCTTCGGATGGGCGGATGACGGCTTCCTGACCATGTGCAACTCTCCGACGGTCAACCAGGGCGACGTCATCAACTGGTTTAAGACAATGCGGGGAATGGGATTCCGGATCGCCCAGGTCGGCCATGACCGGAAATTCAGCCGGGAATATTTCATCGGCATGAAGCAGGCCGGCTTCAACATCATTGATCAGCCCCAGTATTACTACAAGAAATCTGAGGGCTTCCGACATATCGAGAAGGCCGCAAAAGACGGAGCGCTTTATTACCTCCACAGCAGTGCGTTTGAATACTGCGTCGGAAACGTCTCGGCCGTTGAGAAAACCGATGACATGATACAGTACGAAAAGGTCCAGCAGCAGAGCAGGATAGACCTTTTCGATGCGTCAGTGTTTGCCTGCGTGCGTTACCTGGAGGGCATGGAGCGCATCAATAAAAATTCAAGCTGGTGGGGTGATGAATAGTGAGTGGAAAAAGACGAAATAACCCGAAACTGAATAAGCGAGACTTAAGCAATATCGAGAAGGAAAACAAGGTAGCAGCGTTTGTGCTGGCGGACCTGTTCGATGATTGCTGTGCATCCGGGTACACCCGGCTATCAGACAATCCGGAGATCCAGACGGCATGCCTCCGGATAGCAGAGCTGATCGGCAGCATGACCATTTACCTGATGGAGAATGGACCGGACGGAGACAGGAGGATCCTCAACGAGCTCTCCCGGAAGATTGACATCGAACCGAACCGGAACATGACGCGCATCCATTGGATGACGGCCAACGTTATGAACATGCTCCTGTACGGGAAAGGCAACGGAATCTGTGTGCCGCACACGCATGAAGGGAATCTGGAAAGTCTGGAACCGATCTCGGCCAGCCGGGTAACTTTCCAGCCGGTCGGCAATTCCTATAGAGACTATAGGGTTTTAATCGATGGGATTCCTAAGGATCCGAACAACCTTCTGCATTTCGTCTACAATCCGGATCCAACGTACCTGTGGATGGGCCGAGGCGTCACAGTGACGCTGAAGGATATAGCCAACAACCTGAAGCAGGCCCAGAAGACGGAGAACGCCTTCATGTCATCGGAATATAAACCGAACATCATCGTGAAGGTGGATGCCCTGGCTGATGAATTCGCGACGCCGGCAGGACGGCAAAAACTGCTCGACAGCTATGTAAAACCGTCCACCACCGGAGAACCGTGGCTGATTCCGGCGGAGCAATTCGAGGTTCAGGAGGTACGACCGCTGACGCTGGCAGATCTGGCCATTAAGGACACCGTGGAGCTCGACAAGAAAACCGTCGCGGCGGTGATCGGCGTCCCGGCATTCCTGCTGGGCGTCGGGACGTTCAATCGGGAAGAGTGGAATAGATTCATCCAGACAAAGGTCAAGGCCATCGCTCTGAACATCCAGCAGGAGCTGACGCGCTGCCTGATCATTTCTCCGAAGTGGTACATCTACCTGAATTACTGGAGCCTGATGGATTACGATCTAAAGGCCGTCAGTGATATTCTCCTCGCCGGTTCCGACCGTGGATTTGTCTGCGGCGATGAATGGCGTGACCGGATGCACCTGCCTCCTGCAGGACTGAAGGAATTCAAGATACTGGAGAACTATATCCCGTACGACAAGAGCGGGGACCAGGAGAAGCTGAAATGAAGATACAGCTTGACTGCCCGCAAGCCCAGCACGGCGACATGATGCGGGTGTACTGCAAGAAAACCGGAGAGCTGTGTCTCTTCCAGTATTTCAAAAACTGCAAAGGATGGTGGGTTAACAGCCCGACAGCGGCGAAATGCCAGATAAGGAAGGAGATTGAAGATGGAAACAATGGATAGGAAAATCCGCCAGTTGAGAAGCGATGCTTCTCAGTTTCAAGTGAGAGAAGCAGAGGGAGACCTTTCAATCGAAGGATACTTCTCTGTGTTTAATAGCATCTACGAACTGTGGCCGGGAGCAACGGAGAGTGTAGCTCCGGGGGCTTTTTCGGAAACCCTCGGCGATGACATCCGTGCCCTGGTCAACCACAACGACACTCTGGTGCTGGGGAGAAATAAAGCCGGTACACTGGAGCTCCGGGAAGATTCACACGGGCTGTGGGGAAAGATCAAAGTCAATCCGAACGACAGCGATGCAATGAACCTGTACGAACGTGTGAAACGGGGCGACGTCAACCAGTGCAGCTTCGGCTTTATGATCGAATCCGAGGAAACCGAATTCCGCGAGGACGGCTCCATTCACTGGACGATTCGCAAGGTCAAACTGTTTGAGGTGTCTGTTTGCACGTTCCCTGCCTATGAGGCAACCGAAGTCTCCGCACGGAAGGCAGATTATGAAGAAATCCAGAAGCGGAAAACTGAAAAATGGCGTGCTGAAATGCACGCAAAACTGAATAAGGAGGAAGCCGAATAATGGCACTCAAAGCTTTTATGCTCCGTAAAAAAATTACGGATGCCAGAAAGAAACTGGATGCCCTCAGAGAAAAAGATGCTGAATTCGAAACCCGCAAGGCAGAGCTGACAGCGTCCATTGATGAGGCCCAGACCGAAGAAGAGCGCAGCGCGGTAGAGGAAGCGGTTGATACTTTCGATGCCGAAGAGGCAGCGCATGAGGCCGAGAAGGATAACCTCGGCAAGCAGATCGAGGATCTTGAAAAAGAACTCGAGGAAGAAGAAGCAAAGCAGGACACCACGCCTCCGGCCGACGTGGAAGCTCCTAAACCTGAGGCCGAAAATGATGAAAGGAAAGGGAATACCACTATGTCAACCAGAAGCAATTTCTTCACCAGAATGTCCGCTCAGGAGCGCGATGCATTCATCGCCCGTGCCGATGTGCAGAACTACCTCGCCGGGGTCCGTGCTGCCATCAAAGAAAAGAGAGCCATCACCAACGTCGGCCTGACCATCCCGGAAGTGATGCTCGGCCTGCTGCGTGAGAATATCGAAAGATATTCCAAACTCTACAAGCACGTCACCGTCCGCCGGATCTCCGGAGAAGGCCGCATGGTCGTCATGGGTGCAATCCCTGAAGCAGTATGGACGGAGTGCTGCGCGAACCTGAACGAGCTCTCCATCGGCTTCAACGATTATGAAGTGGACTGCTACAAAGTGGCAGGCTATTTCAAGATCTGCAACGCGAACCTCGAGGACTCCGATCTCAACCTCGCCGCGCTGCTGCTCGACGTGATCGGCGAAGCAATCGGCTATGCTCTTGATAAGGCCATCCTCTACGGCCGCAACGCATTTGGCACCCAGAAGATGCCGCAGGGCATTGTCTCCCGTCTGGTGCAGACCGCAGCTCCTACTGGCTATCCCAGCACTGCACGTCCCTGGGTCGATCTCCACAGCTCCAACATCATAACAATCGCCAACACCGTGACCGGAATTGGCCTCTTCCAGAAGGTCATTGATGCGGCTGGCAAAGCAAAGGCTAAGTACGCCAAAGGCGCGCTTACGTGGGTCATGAATGAAACCACCAAGCTGACGCTCATTGCAGAAGCTCTGGCAGTGAACGCATCTGGCGCAATCGTCTCCGGAATGGGTAACACTATGCCTGTTGTCGGCGGAGACATTGAAACCCTCGAGTTCATTCCCGACAACGTGATCATCTTCGGGTACTTCGAGCTGTATCTCCTCGCAGAGCGCAAGGGTGAGCAGTTCGCATCCAGCGAGCATGTCTTCTTCCTGGCTGATCAGACCGTCATGAAGGGCACTGCCCGCTACGACGGCGGCCCGGTCATCGCGGAAGCATTCGGCGCACTCGGCATCAAGGGCGTGACTCCGAACGCCACCATGACCTTCGCTTCCGACACAGCCAACACCTGAGGATGATGCGGCATGGGGGATAACCAGATTTTAGTTCCGCTGAAGATTGACCTGCATATATCGTCGGATGCGCTCGACTCATATTTGCTGGATCAGATCCATGCCGCAGAGGAATACATCAAAACCGAGGGCATAAAGCTGGATCCAAATAATTTTGGAGACAGGCTGCTGGTGGAGATGTATGCAGCGCACCTGTACAGGAGCCGGAGAGACACGGGAGATAAAAGCAAAATGCCGAGGATGCTTCGCTGGGCGCTTAACAACCGCCTGTTCTCGCAGAAGATATCGGAGGGCTGAGCATGGATGATCTCATTGAACTGGTTTCGCTGACATTCACAACAGATGCACTGAAACAGCGCATTCCTCAAGAGAGCAGAAGATCTATCTGGGGTCACATCCAGTCGGTCAGCAAGTCGGAATGGTTCCAGGGAGGGCAGAACGGTCTTCAGCCCTCCCTCGTCGTTGACACCAACATGATTAATTACCAGGGAGAAAAGACGGCCATTGTCCATGGGAAGAGGTACTCCATTTATCGGACCTATTTCAACGATCAGAGCGACACGATAGAGCTTTATCTCGAGGAGCAGGTGCAGGATGTCGAACGCGGTTAAAATTGATGATATGGCAAAGGTGCTGGCGCAGCATCTGCAGGATTACTGCCAGGACGTCACGGACGGCCTGAAGACAGATATCAAGGCAGCCGCAAAGGACACCGTCAGCGAACTGAAGGCCACGTCACCACAGGACAAGCGGAAGACAAAGCGCCGCGGCCAGTATGCAAAAGGCTGGAAAGATACCACAGTGTTTGAAAGTGACCTCGACATTCGTGTCGAGGTCCATAACAAAACAGATTACCAGCTGGCTCATCTGCTGGAATTCGGCCATGAGATCGTGGTAGGCGGGAAGGTCGTCGGACATTTCGACGGCACTCCGCACATCCGGCCGGCCGAGGAAAAGATGGAAGAGCAGCTGATGAAAAAGGTGAAAGTGAGGGTGAGAAAATGACGCTTCCTGAACTGTCGGACGTGCTGGCATCAACCGGCGTCCCGACAACATACCACTCCTGGCATGACGTCGACGGAGAGCGGCCATCCCTGCCCTTCATGACTTACCAGGTGGCGTATTCCAATAACTTTTTTGCAGACAACACGGTCTATCTTCCAATCAACCACATCGACATTTCACTGTACACAGCGCTGAAATCCCTGGAGACTGAATCCCTTGTGGAAGAAGCCCTCGAAAGCGCTGAGCTCCCATGGAACAAGACCGAAACATTCATTGATAGCGAACACTGCTATCAGATCATTTACGAAGTAGAGGTGTAATATGCCGAAAAATAAGGTTCAGTTCAACATCAAGAACGTGCACTATGCCATCCTCACGGAAACCGTGACGGATGGACAAACGACATATTCCTGGGGAACACCGGTGCACGTTCCCGGTGCGGTAAACATTACTCTCGAGGCACAGAGTGAGCTGTCTCCGTTCTACGCTGACGGCATTGTTTACTACCAGACCGTTTCCCAGAACGGCTACGAAGGCGATCTGGAAATGGCAAAATTCCCGGATCAGATGCTGCAGGACGTCTGGATGATGACCATCGGCGCAACTTCCAAGGTCCTCACCGAGAACATCAACAGAGAGCCGAAAGCATTCGCGCTGCTCTTCCAGATCGACGGCGACGTCGATCAGGAGCTGTACGTCATGTACAACTGCAAGGGCACCAAGCCCGGAATCAGCTCCACAACCAACACGGACACGAAGGAGCCACAGACTCAGACATCCACCATCAGCGCAACGCCGCTGGAGGATGGCGCGGTGTTTGCCCGGACCACCGGCGAAACTCCGGCTGAGACAAAGAATAACTGGTTCAACCAAGTGTTCCGTGAAACCTGATTTGATTCAGGAGGCCGACGATGGAAAAAACTATTACTGTCGGCGGCAAAGACTACCGGATGAGGGCTTCGGCCCTCATCCCTCGTCTTTATCGCTACAAATTCCGGCGGGACATGATCGCAGACATGCGGCAGCTGGAAAAAGACTTTAAGAAGGCAATAAACCTCCCGAAAGATGCGACGGAGGAAGAAATACAGGATGCCGAGCTCTCTGTTCTCGACCTTACGATCTTCGAGAATGTGGCGTGGCTGATGATCAAAAATGCCGGTGAAGACATTCCAGATGAACCGGATGAATGGCTCGACACCATTGATGGCATCTTCTCCATCTATGAGGTGCTCCCGCAAATCCTGGACATGTGGGAAGCAAACCTCGAAACAACCTCGGTATCGGTAAAAAAGTAAGAGCGACAACCCGGGAGCCGAACGGGGCCACCTTCATGTTGAGATGCGCTCAGTTGGGGTTGTCAGATGAGGCTCTAAATACCATGACGATTGGCATGGTGTACGACATGTACACCGAGAAGGCCAACGACCAGGAAGAATACCCATACAAGGCAACACAGGAAGATATCTATGCATTTTTCGGAGGAGGGAGATGATATAGCATGGCAAGCTCAGGCGGCATGAAGGTCCGCGGCGTAACAATCGAGATCGGCGGCGATGTCTCTGAACTGAGTAAAGCGCTAAAGGGCGTAAACTCCGACATCAGCAAAACCCAGAAGGAGCTGAAGGATGTCGAGAAACTCCTCAAGCTGGATCCGTCCAATACCGAGCTCCTCCGCCAGAAACATGAGCTGCTGGGGAAGCAGGTAGCAGACACGAAAACAAAGCTCGAAACGCTGAAGAAAGCGGAAGAAGAGCTTAATAAAAACGGGGTGGATAAGCACTCCGATCAGTACCGTGCGCTGGAACGGGAAATTGTGTCCACGGAGCACAGCATGCGAGAACTGGAAGCAGCTGCAGCCGCATCCAACGTCACGCTGACAAAGGTCTCCCAGACCTTCGGAAAGATCAGCGATGCATCCGGGAAGGTCGCCCAGGCAACCAAAGGAATCTCCACGGCAGCCGGCGGCGCTCTCGCCGGGATTGCGGGCCTGGCCTACAAATCCGTGCAGGCAGCGGATGACCTGAATACACTCGCAAAGCAGACAGGGCTCTCAACGGCGGAGCTGCAGAAAATGCAGTACGCATCAGATCTGATCGATGTTTCGGTCGACAGCATCACCGGAGCCATGACCAAGATGAAGAAGAACATGACGTCAACGTCGAAGGATACGGAGGCAGCCTTCCAGAAGATCGGCGTGAGCGTGCAAGATTCCAACGGTCAGCTGCGAGACGCCACAACCGTGTTCTATGAGGTTTTGGAAGGGCTGTCGCATGTGGCCAACGAAACCGAACGTGACACATTAGCCATGCAGCTCTTCGGGAAATCAGCGGATGAGCTGGCCGGCATTGTTGATGACGGCGGTGCAGCCCTCAAAGAGCTCGGCCTGGAAGCTGAGCAGCTCGGCCTCATCATGGACCAGCAGACACTCGACAGCCTGAACAACGTCAACGACTCCATCGATAAGCTAAAGGCGAAAGCAAACGGAGAACTCGCCCAGGCCGGAGCAAAAGCAATGGAAGCCCTGATGCCGGTGTTCGAAAAGGTCCTCGATGCCATGAGCAAAGCGCTCGACTATATCGGAAGCCTGGACGCGGACCAGATCAAGATGCTTGCAACGCTGCTCTCCGTGACGGCAGCCATCTCTCCGGTGGCCAAAGGGATATCGAACGTCACCGGGCTGATATCGAAGCTGACCGGGCCAGGAGGCGCTGTCCCGAAAGCAATAGAGATCTGCGGAAAGCTGACCGGCACCGTGCTGCCGAAAGTCGTGTCAGCATTGAAAGTTTTCCCGGGTCTCGGATTAACGGCAGCCATCATCGCACTGGTCGCGCTGATCGCGACAAAAGGCGATGAGATCCAGAAGTACATCAACAAAGCATGCGACTTCATCAAGGGACTCCTCGACAAGCTGTTTAATTGGCTGAATGACCACGGATTGACCACCCTGGCGGCGTTTGTGAAATCCATAAAGGATTTTATTGGCGACGTGCAAAAGGTCCTGAGCGGCATTATAGACTTCATCCGGGGCGTCTTCACCGGAGACTGGCAGCGGGCATGGAAGGGCATTGTTGATATCTTCAGCGGGATCTTCGGAGGAATCAAGGACCTGGTGAAGGCTCCGATCAATGCGGTCATCGGCGCGATCAATAAGGTGATCGGAGGATTCAACAAGCTTAGATCCGTCGCCGGGAAATCCCAGGTGTCAACCATTCCGCTCCTCGCCAGAGGCGGCATCGTCTCCAGCGGCTCGGCCATCGTCGGCGATGCCGGACCGGAGCTGCTGACGATGATGGGCGGAAGGGCAGTGGTGCAGCCATTGACCAGCAGCACCACCAACAACACCAACACGAACCTCGGAGGCGTCACAATCAACGTATATGGCGCTGCAGGCCAGAACGTCAGGGAACTGGCCGACATCATCATGGATGAAATGCAGGCAGCCACAGATAGAAAGGCGGCGGTATTTGGATGACACGGTTTTATTTCAACGGAAAATCCTGCCGCAGCTTCGGCATTTACGTATCGGGCTCGGGAACGTTCAACGCTCCCGAGCTTGATGTCACATCATACGAAATTCCGGGAAAGAACGGAGATCTGATCGTCTCCAACGGGAGATACAAGAACATCGTCGTGTCTTACCCGGCATTCATCCGGAGCGATTTCAAATACAATGCGGCAAAGGCCCGGGCATGGCTGCTGCAGCCTCAAGGGTACTGCAGGCTCAGCGATGACTACCATCCCGAAGAATTCCGGCTTGCACGGTTCGTCGGGCCTATTGATTTTGACATGAGGTTCCTGAATTGGAGCGGAGAAACAACGCTGTCCTTCGACTGCAAGCCACAGCGGTTCTTAGTTCACGGAGAAGAAAAGCGGGTTTTCGCAGCGCCAGCAAGCCTGTGGAATGACACCCTCTTCACCGCAAAGCCACTGATCACCGTTTATGGCAGCGGCGCGGGAGAAATGACCATCGGCGACACGACGGTAAGATTCTCGGAGATTTCAGACTTTGTGGTGCTTGATTGTGACCTTCAGGATGCCTACAAGAATCTGGAAAACAAAAACAGCACCATGACCGGCTCGTTCCCGGGACTGGCGCCCGGGGAGAACGTCGTCACGTTCTCCGGAGGCATTACTAAGATCGAGATTATACCGAGGTGGTGGACGCTGTGAGACTGTTTCAATCGACAGCAACGAACTTTACCACGAACGGCCTCGGAATGATAACAGATTCGTTATCATGCATCGTGATTCAGGTGCTTAACGGAGAGTATGAGCTGCAGATGGAGTATCCGGTTGACGGCATCCGGTATGCAGATCTCACCCTCCGGGCAATAATCCTGGCGAAACCGGACCGAATCTCTGATGAGCAGCCGTTCCGCATTTATCGGATCACGAAACCGCTCCACGGAATAATTACGGTCTACGCACGGCATATCGCCTACGACATGGCCGGGTATGCGGTCTCACCGTTTGAGGCAGCCTCCCTCGGCCTCGCCCTGGTGGGGCTGAAAGAGAATGCGGTGCCGGCATGCCCGTTCACGTTCAACACCGATAAAAGTGTTTCGAGTGATTTCACGGTTTCCACACCGAAATCATTATGGAGCTGCCTCGGCGGATCCGAAGGCTCAATTCTCGACACCTACAGAGGCGAGTGGGAATTCTCCGGTTTTTCTGCATACCTCCACAACCGGCGCGGCAGCAATCGCGGCGTTTCCATCCGCTATGGGAAGAACCTCACCAGTTATGAGCAGGACCAGAACTGCAGCAATGTTTATACGGCAGTATATCCGTACTGGTCAAACAGCACTGACCTGGTGACGCTGCCGGAGAAAACCGTTCCGGTCGGCGGAACGTTTGACTTTGTCCGGGTGCTTTCGCTGGATCTGTCCGGGAGCTTTCAGGAGAAACCGACGGAAGCGCAGCTGCGTGCCAGGGCTCAGACGTACATCGATGCCAACGAGATCGGCGTGCCGGATGTAAGCTGGAAAGTGGAATTCGTGCAGCTTGAGGCATCGGAAGAATACAGAGACAAAGCGATTCTGGAACAGGTGTTTCTCGGCGACACGGTAACGGTAGAGTTTGAGAAATACAACGTCTCCGCAACAGCCAGAGCCGTAGAAGTGCAGTTTAACGTGCTCCTGAACCGGTACGACTCAATCACGCTGGGTAAGGTGAAGACCAACATGGCCGACACCATAGCAGCCCAGCAGAAGGAAATAGACAGCAAACCATCCCGGACCGTCGTGGAGCAGATAGCGGAAGCCCTCTCCGACAGCATCCTTAATGCCGTCGGCGGATGCGTCCGCCTCCTGGACACCAACAACGACGGCATGGCCGATGAGCTCTACATTGCCGACAATCCGGTTCCGGCGCAGGCCGTGAAAGTCTGGCGCTACAACTATCAGGGCTGGGCGGCATCCGAAAGTGGGTACAACGGTCCATTCACCATGGGGGCAACACTGGACCACGGGCTCCTGGCCACGTTCGTCACGGCAGCGCATCTGGTGGCCGGCACCATCGCCAGTGCGGACGGAACCAGCTTCTACCTGAACCTGGACGAGAACGTGCTCCGGATGGCGCAGCTGACCAACATGCAGACCACGCTGAGCGGGGACATTTCCAACAGCCTCGCAGCGGCGAGAAGCTACACCGACTCCTCCGTGGCATCGGAAGTGACGAACCGGAACTCGGCGATTGCAGAGGAAGCCAGCAGCAGAGACAGCGCAATCGCAGCAGCAACCGGAACGCTGTCCGACAGAATCGACGGGGTGGAAAGCGACGTGTCTGCTGCACTGGTGCCGCTGAATGAGATCTTGAACTATATCCAGGCCGGCGACCTTGGTGGCGGCCTTTACGGCGTCAAGATCGGCAAGATTGACCAGGTGAATGCTTTCAAGAGCATTTTCACAGCCAGCGCCCTGGAATTCTATGAAAACGATACTTTGACCGCATTTCTCAGCAACCAGAAGCTCAACGCCGGCACGGTCAGAACGGCAGCCCTTGAGCTTGTGGAAAGCGCAAACATGGGTGATCCTTCGGCCGTCGACTGGCTCGTCACTCTTGACCAGGGATACACCATCAAATACGTCGGAGGGGTGAGCTGATAAATGGCTGTAGAATTTAATACTCCGATAAGCCTCCTGGCGTTTGCAGCTTTCAACAAAAGCGGCTCCCCTAACAGCAGCGCCCAGTGGGGCAACGCAGGTGACGGCTATCTGGATCCGTCGGTAAACTGGCTCGGCTACGTCGGCCAGAACGCATCCGGCATCCGGTACGCCTTCGCGTATGGTTTCTCGACACCGTCATGGCAGGGAGAAGCAACGCAGCTGACGCTAAGGATCAACCTCGCGGAAGAGCTCGGAAGAAACAGGAGCATCCGCTGGTCACTCACGACATCGAACCCGATGTACCTGGGCAACGCCTACGCGCAGCAGGATCTCCCGACGGACAGCGGTCGCCTGGATGACGGCACGCTGGAGATCACGGCATCGACAAGGGCAACCTATACAATCCAGATCGATCTGTCGCTGATCACGCTGCAGCCGAACACCACGTACTATCTGGTGCTGTCCCCGGACACCACCAGCAGCGGGACGTCAAACTATTGCTCCGTCCCGAATAACGACGGCGCCGGCAATGTTTACACCGCACAGGATATCCTCGACGGTGCTGTAACCTATGAGGCAGAAGCCTCCGGCGTGACGGCTCCTGATGGCTATTTCGGGCAGGCAATGACCATCTCCATGACGGATGATGGACTGGAGAAAACGCTGACCTATTCCTGCGCCGGAGCGACAGGAACAATCGTAACAGACACAACGGCGGCGTCCGTCTCCTGGACGCCTCCGGCAAGCCTCATGGACAGGATCCCGGCGGATTCAAGCGCCCAGTGCACAATCACATGCGAGACGCTGGCCGGCACAACAACCTGCACCTGCACGCTGACCGTGCCGGAGAGCATCAAGCCGGTGTTTACCAGCGGCGGGATCACCGTAGTGAATGCAAATACGACGGTCGCCGGGTGGGGCCTCTGTCTGCAGAACTTCTCACAGATAGAGACGACGTTCCAGGTTTCTGCGAGATATTCCAGACTGGTATCGTGGAAGATCGATGGCGGAGCATTCAGCCTCGAAGGAAGCATCAGCAATGTGAGGCTTTACACCGGGGACGAAACATCGCCTATCCTGACGGCAGCGGGCACCTACAATGTCAAGATCACTGTGACGGACCAGCGCGGCAGATCTACGACAGCACAGGTCACGACGCCGTACACGGTAACACCATACACGGCACCAACGGCCACGGGCTTCGAGGTCTACCGCTGCGATTCATCCGGAGCGGCAGACAGCGAAGGAACATACCTCTATGCCATCGCGACAAGGTCCTACACACAGGTCGGTACAAATACCTGCGCCATGTACTTCGAGTACAAGGAACGCAGCTCGGACACCTGGACAAGGCATCCGACAGCCATGCAGGACAACACCGGCATCATCGTCGGCGGGAACTTTGATCCGATTATTACCTACAGCACCCGCGTCTATGTTGAGGACAGCCTCGGCGGGACATATGTCTATTACGGCGTCTCGACTTCCGCGGTGGCATTCAACCTCCGACCTTCGGCAAATTCCGGCGCCGGCTTCGGCGGATACTCGCAGGAAGACAAGGTGCTGGAGCTGTTCAACGACTGGATCCTCCGCGTGCCGAGCGATGAGCACATCGTGGTATGGGATGGCCAGACAACGAAAACTCTTAAGGAACTGATAGCAGCCGGAGGTGGAAGCGGCGGCACTTCAGACTATGAGCAGCTGAACAACAAGCCGTCGATCAACGGAAACACACTGACCGGGAATAAGACAGGCGCAAACCTCGGCCTGGAAGATTCGGCGAACAAGGTCACATCGATAAGCAGCGCCAGCACGAACGATCAATATCCGTCGGCGCTGTGCGTCTACACGCTGGTCGGGGACATCGAGACCGCACTGGCTGCGCTGATAGGGAGCTGATGATATGAGCATAGCAGATAAGATCACACAGCTGATCAACATCCGCGCAGCCATCCGGACCGCGCTGCAGAACAAAGGCATAGCAGCGGCTGCCTCGCATAACTTCTCCGATTTCGCAGCAGACATCGCAGCTATTGCAACCGGAGCAAATCTGCAGAGCAAATCAGTTTCCCCTTCAACATTAGCGCAGACCGTAACGCCGGATTCCGAATATGACGGCCTTTCACAGGTAGAAGTCGCAGCTGCACCGCTGGAGACACGCACCGTCACACCGACGGCAGCGGGGCTGCAGGTGCAGAAATCCGCTTCGAGATATTATGGCCTGTTCCGGGTCAATGTCAACGGAGATGCCAACCTCGCAGCGGAGAATATCAAAAGCGGGGTGTCCATCTTCGGCGTTGAAGGCAGCTATGCACCAAGCGGTGCGGACCTGCAGAGCAAGAGTGTGGAATACACCGCAAACGGAAACTACACCGTGACACCTGACAGCGGATATGATGGCCTTTCCTCCGTAGGTATAACGGTGAACGTGCCAAGCGGGGCATCCGGAGAGAACGGCCTGCAGTATGCAGAATCGGACAACTCAGCCGGAGGAACAACGGTGGCGATCACAACAACGGCAATCGGCAACGGTATGACGCATACGACAACAGCAGATGCCGGAGGCGGAAACATCGAAGCCTTCACCGGATATGAAAACGGGAAGGACGCCGGGTCCCTGATCGTCTGCGAACTATCCACGACAATCAACCGGGTGGTGGCAAAATACGGGTCGGACACGGTGACGGCGCTCATAGATAACCATGTCGCATATATCAACATACCGTATCCGTTCACGAGCGGGACCGTTACAATCACGGCCTATGTGGATTCTGAGCGGGTCACAAGCGGATCCGTCACGATAAGCGGGATAAACAAATACACCTGCCCGCTGGTGGTGTAAGGGAGGATTTATGGCAGTATCAAAAGTGACATATAACGGCACCACACTGATCGATCTGACCGGTGACACCGTCGCAGCGGACAAGCTGCTGAGCGGGTACACGGCCCACAACAAAGCAGGGCAGAAGATCACCGGAACGCTCACGGCTGGCACGGTGCCGGTTAACGGCTCCCTGATCGTCTGCGCGTGCTCCACGGATATCACAGCGGTCGAAGCCGTCTACAACGGAATCACCCAGGGCGCTTACCTGGACACGACAAATCACATCGCATACGTCACCATCCCGTACACCTACACCGGCACGGTCACGCTGAACGGATATTGTGGATCCATCATCAGAACATCCGGCACGGTTACAATCTCCGGAGTGGATAAATACCTCTGCCCGCTGTCCACATCCTCGATCCTGTATAACGCTGGAGCTTGGACAGGATACGGAGAGCATGAATGGTATAGCTATTACAACTTTGTCAGCGTTACTGAGTATTCGACCTATATTGCACCTGTTCGTGTCCAAACAGGGACGGACTATTTATGGCTTAAGCCAGCGGTTGACTTGAGAGGATACTCAAATATAGAAATCACCGTAGCTCAAAGGACAACAACAGAGACAGTCTGGGCATGTGTAGATAGAATGACACAAGCCGGTATAGGGTCGGGAGCCGTAGAAATTCCATCTGAGGGCGGGACATATACTATCGAAGTGCCGAGCTCATTACAGGGACAACCGCTGTTTATAGGGTTCCAGATTCAGAATGCAACGGCAGCCGGTAATGCTTTCAGAATCTTAAAAATCGAATTCGTCTGACAAGGAGGTAAAACATGGACGGATATCTCAGGCAGTTCACGCTGGACGTGAACGCAGAAAACAATCACCAGCGAATCCCGGCAAAGCAAGGGGATGCGGTCAACCGCCAGCTGGAAATCACCCTCCTGAAAGACGGAGTGGTATTTGAGCCGGCAGGGGTGGCAAGCTACGCTTTCCGGTGCGAGAAGCCCGACGGCACGGCAGTCGTGCTGGAAGGAACCGGATCCGGAGCACCAATCCAGGCAGAGGGCAGCGGGGTATATATCATCACCCTGGCGGACCAGTGTCTCGCGGTGGCCGGCCGCGTGATCTGTGACTTCGCACTGGTGGACGGCAGCGGGAACATCCTTAGCTCGTCCGATTTCATCCTGGACGTCATCCCGATGCCGAACATCGGCAACCTGGTACCGAGCTCCACCGAGTGGAAGCGGCTGATGGAAGCCATCGAGACGGCGGAGAACTTCTCCGACATTCTGGCCTTCCGGGAAAACAACGGCTGGATCCAGTACACCACCGACAACTCCACGTGGGTCAACCTGTGCGAGATTTCGGATATAGTGACACCCATTACCACAGCAGAGATTGATGAGCTGTGGCCATAACTCAAAAGAGAAAGGAGATCTGAGAGAAAAATGATTACACCTGCAGGAAGTGCAGACACTACGATGTACTCGCAGCGTCTGAGAGGGCTGTCGACGGACACGAAACCGACGGAGGGCATCCCAAATGGATCATCCTTCCTCGAGATGGACACCGGGAACGTCTACATGTTCGATGAGCAGAATCATGAGTGGAGGCAGCTGTAAAATATGGATTTTGAAGAACTGTATGCGCTGCTAAAAGGCAGCGGCGGAGGCGGCGGGGGAGGATCCTCCGGCGGATACAAGGGCAGCGTGGCAACGGCATCCGCTCTCCCGGCATCCGGATCCAAAGGCGACTGGTACTTTGTCACGGGAGAGGGTGCCATCTATGTCTACGACGGCGGCTGGAAGGCCGTAAAAGAAACAGCTATCACGACAGCCGAGATTGACGCGCTGTGGCCGTGAGGGAAGGAGAAAAAGATAAATGTCTGTATTAGATAAAGACGGGCTGGAATACTTCCAGCAGAAGAAGTACAACCCTGTAAAGAAGGACAGCACCATGATGTCGCCGGTCGGCAGAGATGACAACGGCAAGCTGTGGACGGCTTCCAATGTAGGCGCTGAGAAATTCGGCGTCTCCGGCGTCGGCGGATCAAGCCCGACGCTGACCAGAATGTGGGACGCAGCCGGTCTGACGGCCACACCGGGCACCGATCAGGAAGCTGGTCACTCTGATTTCGATAAATTCGCACCTTTCAACCGGAAGAAATGCGTCGGCTCATGGTCCATCGTGGACGGCAAAGCCGTATTCACACCGCAGGCATACTACGGTGACGCGGACTATGCAGAGGACGGCACCATGGGCGACTATGTCTGTGTTGATCAGCCTCCGGTGTACTGGTACGAAGATAAGGAAAACGGTATTCTGGGCGTATCCGGAGATCCGGCATCTGGCTTCGAACTTCATAAGGCATGCGAGGACGCAAACGGTAATGCCAGAGCGCACACTTATCTCCCGAGCTATGCACTGGCACTGAAAGACGGCCATGCAGTCAGCCTGCCGGGGTATCACAACTATTTCGGCCATTACCAGGGCAACTGGAATGCAGCCAGGACATACGGCGACGGTAGCAGCTTCGCCAATTTTGCGATCATCGAGCCGTCCGCAGTGGATCATCTTGAATGGCTGCTGCAGACCATTGAGTTTGCAACGCAGAACATGCAGAGCATCATGGCTGGCGCGACAGAGATGCCGTACAACACGAACCATAACGTTCATGGAGCACCGGCGGCAAACAAGATTGTCGTGACTGCAGCTATCGGCGATCTGTTTGTGGTAGGACAGAGCATCTACATCGGATCTGCGCATGATGCGACGCCATCCGGCGTAAGCGCCTATAACTGCATCACAGCGATTGAAAACTGTGATGAGGACGGCACACTGAACGATTCCGGCACCTATAGACTCATTACCTACGACGGGACCGACAGAACGGAATCCATCACAGCTGACACCACAAAGGTGGCATCCCGTCCGTGGATCACCGGTGCAACACAGGGTTATGCCCCCGGTGTTCCTGCAGTCCTTGGGCATACCGGGTCCCCGGTCAGCAACACGGACAAAAAGCATCCGATGCTTTACCGGTGGCGCGAAAATGTCTACGGCAACCAGAATATGACGGCACTTGACCTGATCGCCAGAAGAGTGCCGGAGGGCAGCACCTATAAGGTGGCATGGTACCACAACCCTGATCTGCAGCACCAGGGCGCTGCAAAGTATTTCCCGTCTTCCAGCAGCAAGCCGGATGCAGCGGATCTGGAAAGCGACACGACAGGGTGGGAACTCCTCGGTGTGGAGACACCTTCCTCCTCTTATGCCAGCGGCTACATCAAGGAAGAATCTGCAGACGAGCGCTGGCCGCATGTCCGTGTGCCGACCTTGACAAAAGGAGGATCAGCGACAACTTACTATTGCGACTACGCCTACCTCGTTTATTCCAACGTGGTGCGTGCCGTTCGTCGCCGTGGGAACGTGACCGCTGGTGCGTACGCTGGGCCTCGCTACGTCGCCGCGTTCGCCGCCCCGTCCACCGGGGATTGGGCCTCCGGGTCGGGCCTTTTCTTCGTCCAGTAGGGGTGAATGCCGCGCAAGCGGCAAAGGGGGCCGCAGCCCCCTCGTTCTCCCGGCCGCGCCAGCGGCCGACGCATAAAGAAAAAATTACGGAATACGTAATTTTCTTCCAAAAGAATGCGGGACGAAAATAAACCTGCTATAATCTTCCGCATCCGGGATTGCATTGCAAATGCGTGGAAGTTTTCCACTACGCCAACCTCGTCAATTCCAACGTCGTACGTGCTGTCCGGCGTCGCGGCAACTTGAACAACGGAGCCAACTATGGTCCCCGCTACGTTGAAGCGAACAACGCCACCTCGAATGGGAATTGGAACTACGGGGCGGGCCTTAACCCCTGTGTCCAGTCAATACCAAAGCAATTAGTCTCAATGTTGCAATGCCTTTCCAGGGTTCCGAAAGGAATCAAAATACCATCCGACTGGAATCGGCTTGGTAGGACTTCAATAGCCTCGAAAGCACCTGCTCTCCGGTTTGCAGGTGTAGGGGAGCCGAAGGGATGAAAAGGCATGAAACGTGTCGGGAATTTATGGGAAACATTCTGCAGCATCGAGACAGCTACGGAAGCCATATACAGAGGCACTCGCAATAAGCGGAGAGACAGGACTGTCGTGAATATCTTAGGATATACAAAAGACAGTCCTGATCATCCGCGTGGGACTCTGGATCCGAAAAAGGTCCATGCCTATGCCAGCAACCTGGTCAATGCATTAAGGGCGGGGCGCTGGGGACACAAGCCGGGAAAGCATCGCAGGATCATGTCGAGCGGGAAAAATCGAGAGATCGAGATTGCAAGCCTCCGCGATCATATTGTGCAATGGATGGCCATGATTACGATCTCAGAGATGGAAACGCGGAAGATGTACAGGCACAGCTGCGGGAATCTTCCGGGGCGTGGAATCGAGGACGCCAGGAAAACCGTCGAGAAGTGGGTGCGCTCCGGTGACTGCAATTTCTTCGTGAAGCTGGACATTCGGCATTTCTATCAGACGGTCAAACTCGACAAGCTGAGCGGCCTGCTGCACCGGCACATAAAAGACAGCCGGTTCCTGCAGGTGATGGACCAGATTGTCTATTCATCGGCCGTGCAGGAAAACCTGTTCGAGGATCCACACAACCTGGCCATCGGGTATTATTCCTCGCCGTGGTTCGCAAACATCTATCTGACACCGCTGGACAACTTCATCACCGGCAGCCTCTACAAAGAGCGCCGGGGGAAGCGCGTAAAGTGGGTGAAGCATTATCTCCGATATGTCGATGATCTCCTGCTGATGGGAACATCAAAGTCAGATCTGAAGAAGGCAGTGAAGAAGATCATGCAATACTGCCGGGAGCAGCTGGGCGTCGAGATAAAAAACGCCTGGGAGATCTGCCAGATCGGGGAGCTGCTGCCAGCGGATGAAAAAGGCCGGATGAAGATCAAGCCAGGAACGAAACAGGTGGATATCGTCGGGTACACATTCACGAAAACCACCACCCGCGTCCGTGCCGGCAATTTTCTGAAAGCCCGACGGCTGGCAAAGAGAATCCACCGGAGACTGGAAGAAAAGGGATATGTGGTCCTGCAGAATGCGCAGGCGATGCTCAGCCGGAACGGCTGGTTTACGCATTCAGATTCAAAGCATTTCAACGAGCTGTATATCACACCATACATCAACATCAAATTCATAAAGGGGATTGTGAGCTATGCGGATAAAAACAGAATTATCGGAAAAACCTCCCGTATTTACTGTGAACCGGGAAGGCGACCGGGCAGTTATCATATTCTATACGGACGTGCAGGAAGTGCAGCGTGAGGATGGATCCTCCGCATGGGAAGCAGTCTCCTGGACGATCGAATCATCCTGGACAGACAACATCATTGATCGCATCACAGAGAACCCGGCTGCATGGCTGGCGGAAGCGCAGGCGGAAGCCTACACGGAAGCAGCTGCGAAAGTCAGATCTCTGCGGGACAAGCTGCTGACGGAATCGGATGCCATGACGGCACTCGACAGGTTCGGCATGGACCTCCCGGATAAGGTGACGGCAACCACAATGCTGACGGTCTTTAAAGAAATCCTCACGGCTCTATGGAGTATCACGAAGGGAGCAATCGGCCAGTACCGGCAGGCGCTGCGTGATCTTCCGGAGCAGCCAGGATTCCCCTTTGATATCGACTGGCCGAATAAGCCGGAATAAAGGGGAGGCAGCGGGAGAAATGACGATTCCTGAACTGATCGAAACACTG